CACGTCTCGCTAACTATTTTCATGCAACATATTTCAGAATACCGCACTTGCTATCAACGACTTATGGAAGGGGTGGTAAATATACGCCAACCACTATGCAAAACGCGCCTCACTATTTGACGTTTAAAAGGTAATACACGGAAGCCAACAGAAAACACGGAATCCGATTTTATACAAAAACTAGAAAGCTATCATGGCAAAAAAGAAACGAACATATGAAGAGTTAGCGACAGAGTATGGGCTGACCGTGGACAAGATCAAGAAGCTAAAAGGTGAGGGCGTGAACGTCTATGACCCGCTTGACGTTATCGAGGCGACAAAAGCCAAGAGGCACCGAGCGAGTGGTGAGTCAGTATTGCCGAATCACGACACACCGAAAGCGTCTAAGGATGTGAGTCTAGGTGATATGAAAGCCCAGTTGAGCGTTGGCGGAATAACCATTGATGAGATCAAAGCACTCAAGGAAGCTGGACTTGCTCACAAAGCATTAACCGCTGCGGAGAAAGAAGAGGGGAAATTGATACCGATTTCAGAAGTTGAGGAAGCACAGATAGTAGATGCTTCAGCAGTTCGGGCGATGGTAAGTAAGTGGAGGAATGACCTGCCACCAAAACTTGTAGGACTCGACGAGGTAGGCATCCAGAAAGTCATGCTCGAAACAGAGATTGAACTTCTGACGATGCTGTCAGATTCTCAGAGCGAGTTCTGGAAAGGAAGACCGAAACCATGAGCGACGCTTTCAGATTAGGAGTAAGACCACCATCGCCGTTGACCCCGCCAGACTGGGCTAGTGAAAATGTGAAGATAGCAAATTCTGAGCGTTCGTCGAAGTTTGATATTGCTCAAACTCCTTGGCTACGAGCGCCGATGGAATGCGGAGGTGACTTAGAGACTAGGCAAATCGTATTTCTTGCGCCGACTGGTTGTGGCAAATCTACCATGGCAGAGGGTTTCATTCCTTGGGTGATTTCTGAAGACCCTGGTGCGTTCCTTTACGCATCACAAACCGATCCAGATGCTAGGTTCTGGGTAGAAACTCGACTGACTCACGCGCTAAAATCTTGCAAGTCGATTGATAAACTATGGTCTCCAGACAGACACAAGACTCGAAGCTCTGAGATCATATTTCCCCATATGCCATTTGTGGCTGGTGGCGCGAACATTTCAAACTTTCAAGAGAAGTCTATGCGCTACCTCTACGGCGATGAAATTTGGAAATGGAAAAAAGGGATGCTCGGATATTTTTTGAAGCGACACCATGACAGATGGAATAGAAAAGTATTCCTAGTCTCACAAGCCGGATGGTCAGAAGATGATCTTGATATAGCATGGCTTGAAACCGATCAGGGTGAATGGTCGTTTCTCTGCGAGTGTGGCAAGCATACTAAATACGCAAGGGAGGTTCTGAAGTATGACCTTGTGAAAGACAAAGGCAACATAGATGTTCAGAAGACGATTAACACGGCGCGGATTGAATGCCCGAGTTGTAAGAAAGTTTACAAAGACACGGCAAAAGTAAGAAGGGATCTGACTAATTCGGCAAGCTACATTCCATCTAACAAGAACGCGCTAGATGGTCATAGAGGATTCAGAATGCACCGTCTAGCTATCTGGTGGATACCTTGGAGCAACTACGTAGCTAAGTTATTGTCAGCAAAGAAGACGCGAGACAATGGAGACATTGAGGCTTGGAAGCAGATGAAACAATCCGATGATTGTATACCGTGGCAAGATGACATGGCGTTCATGAAACGAGATATGAAGCTATCAAAGACTCGGATGAAAGATAGAGATCCGAAGAAACCAATCAAGGGGGAGACTGCTAGGTTCTTTACGTTAGACCGTGGTGGTGATCACTTTTGGGGAGTGATTAGAGCATGGACTAAAGGCGAACGATCGGAGCTTTTATGGGAAGGATACATACCAGACTCGGCGAATGATTTCCGCATGGTTGAGATCCAAGATAAGTTTGGTGTAATAGATACATGTGTCTTTGTCGACATTGGTTTTGAGTGGGGGAAAAACGCTCAGATGTGTGCGGATCATGGATGGTTTGGTATACGTGGAAACGGTCAAGTCATTAGCTACAGACACAAGCTCAGGAAGGGCGGGCACGTAGAAAAAGCATACTCACCGATAAAGATAGCTCAAGGTGACGGTGGCAGTAAATGCCGATACATCGAGATTGCGACTGATCCAGTGAAGGATATTTTAGCGCGTCTAATGAATGGAAATGGGCTAGAGTGGACAGTCCCTAAAGATGTTTCCAAAGTCTATAAAGCTCACATGAAGTCAGAGGTCAGGAAAGAAGGAACAAAAGGTAAGACCAAGAATATTATTGGATACTGGGAGCAAGTAAAGCGAGCAAACCATTTATGGGACAGCGAAACTTACAACGTAGCAGCCGCCCTAATGGTGGGAATATTTGACTAAATAAAACTATGAAAAACGAACTACTAAAACTATTCACGGCAGAGGAATCTTTGACTTCTCAAGAGTATGAATCCATCAAATTATCATGGAGATTGACCACAGCCAAAGAAGATGACACCAGAGAAAAGGAGTTTAATGAATGGCTTAATAAGCACATGATAAATAGACGAGCAGAAAGGAGATTAAGACTATGAGCAACGCACGAAGAAACCGAGGTAAAGGTAGGAATATGAGTAACTGGTATGACTCCCCGCTATGGGATAAGAAGAAGCCAGAGGCGAAACCAGAGGAAGAAATCGACCCGAAGAAACCAGCAAAGAAAACTAAATGAAGAAAGTTTAATTTAATACTTGCAATAAATCAGATTAAGAGTAGTCTCTAGTCATCAAAGGCAACGAAGCCACGATAAACCAAAATAAATTATGAAAACAATCGAAATCGCAGACCAATATAATAACGCAACATCAAATATCAAAGTAGAGGTAACAGAACTTAATGAGCAAGAGCAAATATCATTCCGTGAGTCGCACATGGCGATTATCACAGCTAATCAAATATCTAAACTCACAAGAGAGCTACCCAACGGGGCTAAAAATCTTAATGTGACCAAGCAAGACTGTGTTACAGGCAAAGCTACCGAGGCTGAGATCTACTTCTCACTTTAACATGACCTCTAAAAAATAAAACAAAGCGGGTGAGAGTCCCGCATTTTTAATTATGAAACCAAAGAACGGAGGTAGACGCGCAGGCGCAGGCAGACCGCCTAACAAGGTGGCGAAGGTCGCGCTGACGGTCAAGATTGATCCAGAGTGTAGAGGTAAGTTGAAATTTGTCGCTGCATTTAACGGACTAAGCCAAGCTAAGCAGATCGAAAAGCTGATAAATAACTGTTAACAAAACCAAATCCCACAAGCGCAAGTCACTAAACCTGACTTGCGCTTTTTTGTGTCTAGGGGAAAACATTGACACTATGCAAGGCTAGATTTGATCTTTATGAGTGAGCACACTTTCTACAGCTAGAGCGATCTACATCGCCATTAAAGACGACACGAAGATCGCAGATGATATTAAATGTGAGTATAAGAATCTAGCCAAATCCATTGCGCTAGATGCTACGTTCTCAAACCAGATCACAAGCGCAAGTGTGAATGGTCAATCATTCTCGCAGTCCGTCACGATGACCAACGGTGAACGTCTAAGGCTACTTGCTCACGTGGTCAAGATGCTCACTAATGAACGCGCCACGTCTTCACGTTCAACCCCTATTTTCTATTAAATTATGAGTAGCATATTAGGAGCGGATGGCAATCCAGCACAAAGAAAGTTTATCCATGGCGCTGATCAGTCGAGACGAAGGGGCGCACAGTTCGGAGTTCAGAACGCATCACTAGATGACTTGATCACTGATAGAGATCGTGACGCTATCGTGTCAGACTCGAAGCGACTAGCGGCGAATCTCGGACCCGTTAAATGCGTGGTTGATCAGAAGTCCACCTATTCAGTCGGGCAGGCTTGGCTTGTTTCCTATACTGGAAAAGAAGATCGAGAGCAAGCAAAGCAAGTTGTCGATTGGTTTCACACAAATTTCTTTCACACGCTAGATGTTCGTGGCGGTCAGTGGGATTGGCACGAGAATCTAGAGCAATTATCCGCCGAGATTGATATTAGTGGTGACCACTTTACTTTACTAACCGCGTCAGAAGAAGGGACGCAACCACGAATCCAGAACATTCCAGCCTATTCTGTGAAGACTAAAGGCTCGGACTTGGAACGATCAGGCAGAGGGTATAAAATCAAAGGAGGTTTATACAATAATCACCGCATAATCACAGGGATCATATATGATTCAGTAGACAAAGCGGTCGCATATCGAGTCAGTAACGGTCACGGGCCTGACGACTTCGAGGATATTCCAGCAACTCACATTCATCACTCTTTTGACCCTTCACAGTCAGACGGGCGCAGAGGATTACCAGCAGCAACTAGCGCACTCAATGAGCTAAAGCATGTCATGCAATCAACCGAGTCTGAGAGTAGACGACAACTGATTCTTGCGAGCATCGGACTACTTGTCGAGAACGAGGATGGAGGCATGGACGCAGATGATCCAGCGAACGCGATCATGGGCAACTACACCGATGACGGCGCAGAGGTTACAGCTCAGAAGATTGATTCGTCAATCTGGTATGCTCAAGCTGGATCAGGCTATAAACTTTCACAGATGAAGCATGAATCTGGGGGCGATTCTTTCGAGTCATTCCAAGACAGAATGATCAGATCATTCGTAGCAGGTGCTAAATGGTCTTACAGCTTAGTATGGAAAGCGAGCGGTCAAGGCACAGCAGAACGAGGTGAGATACTCCAGGCGAGGCAGGCTGTTATCGAACGCCAGAAACGCCTAGATAAGTGGGCTAAACGAGTCACTTCTTACGCTTACGCTTTCATGGCTCAACGTGGCGAATTACCGACACTTAAATCACCTTTCGGATGGACATTTTCAAGACCTCCTAGAATCACAGTCGATGATGGACGCGAGGAGAAAATGCTCAATGAAGGACTGAAACTTGGAACACGTAACCTTGACGAGCTGTTAGCTTACAAGGGGCAGACAAGGACAGAGTTTCTAACTCAACGCGCTGAATGGCTAGTAGAGGAAGCGCAGATTTTAGAAGCCCACAGCAAGTCATCAGGATATGATCTAGAGCAAAGACGGATGTTTATGCCTACACCTAACGAAGTGAAACCAATTACAGAAGATGAATCTAACAGCAATTAATAATCTAACAAGGAGCGGAGAATGGGCGATTTCAGATCGTGGCTTCATGAATTTTTTAACGAGGGATAGAGTCGAAGCTACTCAGCTAATCAAAGACGTTACGCCAGAAGCGAAGCTAAACAAGACCGAGACGGAATATGTCAGGTCATGTCTAGCGATGCATTTTAATCAACGCCAACCGATACACGTTGAAATCGGTTTCGCGTTTATTCACATCTACGGCGCGTTACTCAATGACGCTTCACCGCTCGACCTTGGCATGGGTAATACTGACTACCAAGAAATCATCGAGGACATAGAAGAAGCTGAAAGCAATAACGCAATCCACACGGTTATTTTCTGCGTTGATTCACCTGGTGGAATGGTTTCTGGGATGCTTGAAGCGGCGAACGCTATCAACTCAATGAGCAAGAAAACGGTAGGCTACATCGAAGGTTATGCGACAAGCGCGGCATACGCTCTAGTCTCTCAGTGTGGCGAAGTGGTAGCTTCTGCAAGCTCAACATCTGGCAACATCGGCACGGTGCTGTCATGGTCTGATATGAGCAAGTATTTCGAGATGATCGGCATCACTGAACATGTAATAACCAACGATGGAGCAGACCTTAAAGGCACGTTCAGAGAGAACCCAATGAGCGAGTCACAGAAGATATTTTTACAAGATCGGATCACTCAACTAGGCGATGAGTTTTGGCAATTGGTCAAAGCGGTCAGACCGCAAGTTGATGACGAATGCAAGCGTGCTGGCTGGTATCAGCCTAACGATGCTGGTAACCTAGGACTCATCGACATGACAGCAACCAAGGCGGAGCTGATCGACTACCTATCAGAAAATATTGACAGTAATCAACGCTAGATTTTACCTTAAAAACATAACAACATAACAACTATGGCTACATTCTTTAAAAAATCAGACAAATCAGAGGACGTCGAAGCGTCTACTGAAAGCGCAGTTACATTCTCAGTTGAACAAATGGACGAGGTGAAAGCCTCCCTATCAACTACTCAAGATGAACTTGCCACACTCGGACAAGAACACGAAACGCTCATCGAAACCCAAAAGGGATCAATTGAAGAGATCGCGACTCTAACAACTTCTAACGAGACCCTATCGGCAAGTGTTGAAAAGCTCACAGCGGATCTAACAGCATCACAAGCTGAGACAGTAGCCGCAGAGGCATCAGCTAACGCTAAGGCAATCGAGACACTAGCGACGATGGGGCATAATCCTATCAAGCTAGAAAGCAATTCTAACGGTGAAGATAAATCAATCACCCGCGCAGACTTTGACGCAATGGGTCACATCGAGAAGAATGATTTTCTCTCAAAAGGCGGAAAACTCAAATAATCAAACCAAAACTAAACAACCAACTAAATAAAATATCATGGCAAATACACAAACATTAACAGGGCTTACCGAACTTCTCTATGAGGCTCGTGATGTAGTCCTAAGAGAGCCAGTAGGCTTCGCAGATTCAGTGATGCTCAACTCAGGATCTGAGGGAGTATCTATCAACGGCACAGTAAAGAGCTTTAAAGGCGGCGAGCCAGTCCTAAATACTGACCACGCACCATCCATGCAGGTTCCAGCAGGTGACGACATGACATCCACCACGGATGAAATGACCATCAGCCAAGTAGCCCGCGTAAATATCCCGCTCAAAGGCGAGACAGCGAAGCAACTTGACAATACAGTAGGTCGTCAAAACTTCGTCAACAACACTCTAGCGCAAGGCATCAGAAAGATCGTTAACGCGATTGAAGCACACGTTGGTGAGACTGCTAAACTCGGATCATCAAGAGCAGTTGGAACAGCAGGCACAACTCCATTTGCATCTAGTCACGCTCTAATCCCACAGGCTAACCAAATCCTAACAGACAACGGCGCACCAGATGACGGTCAACGCTCACTAATCGTAAGCACTAACGCGGCAACCAGCCTCAAGACACTATCTCACATCTACAAGGTGAACGAGTCAGGAAGCGCAGATGCTCTACGTAACGGCACTCTGTTAGACATTGACGGCGTATCCATCAAGCAATCAGCGGGTGTAAATTCACACGTAGCTGGAGCGGGTGCAGGATACCTAATCAACGCCGGCACAGTAGCCGCTGGATCAACTACCCTAACCCTTGACACTGGCACAGTAAACGCCACTGGTATCAAAGCTGGTGACGTTATCTCAGTTGCCGATGATCCATCAGCATCTAAGTATGTTGTAGCAACTGGCACGACTTCCACAGCGGGAGATATTACAATCCAAAACCCTGGTCTCCAGGGTTTGATTGCAAACAACAAAGCGGTTACAGTTGGAGCTAGTTACACAGCCAACACGCTCTTCCACAGATCAGCTATTGAGCTTGTAATGAGACCACCAGCAATGCCAGAAGGTGGAGACTCTGCCACTGACCGTATGACCATGTTTGACCCTAAGTCAGGCTTAGTCTTCGAAGTTGCTCTTTACGGAGGTTACGGAATGAACCTCATGGAGATTGTTTGCTACTACCAAGCTAAAGTTTGGAAGCCAGAACTAGTATCAACTCTACTCGGCTAAACAAAATCTGGTAATGCGGCGGGGTTATTGCTCTGGTCATCATATACGCCTTTCCTGTAATCGCATAAAAGCAGGTCATCTTTCAAACCCTCACCTCTAACAGGGTGAGGGTTTTTTTCTTAACATCACACAATCATGAGCCAACTAAAAGAATTTATTCAAGGAGCATTTAAAAGCGCAGTCGTTACCATCGGCGCGAAACCTTTCATCATTGGAAGCGGTGATAGTATCGACATCGTGAACGGTGAAAAGAACTACGCTAGAGACTACGAGATGCACGGATTTGACTCTGAGGCAACTCTGACAGTTGTCGCTTCATCGGTCGATTTTAAGCAAGCCTACCCGCTCACAGCGAGCGACTATCACGGCATGAAATGCACGATCAGCGGCGAAGAGTGGAAGGTCGGCACTCTCAGTATCGGTGATGAGTTCTCAACGATTAATTTAGTATCGATGAACGAATCAGCATAATGAAAATTAGTGCCGACATAGATATTTCTTCACTCGCTAGGCAGATCAAGAAAGTCGGCAAGCGTTTTGGCGATACTCAGGAGCAGGCTAATAAACGCTGGGGAGTTGCGGCGGCGAAGAATCTAGCTAATTATACGCAAGCATACAAAGGCAATCAGAAGAAGCAGAAGGACGCTATCAGGGGAGACGCTTACAGGGTCGTTATAGCATTCAAGGGACGTAACAAGAAGACAGCTAAAGGTGTCTCATACACCACGCACAACGGCAAGAAAGGTTATGTTTCAAATGATAGATTTTCGAGCAGCCCGCAAGAGATAGTAAACTGGATTGACGCACACAGAAATAACAGAGGCAGAACCAAACTTTTGAAACCACAAGAGCGAATGGTCTGCTCAAACGCAACTTTCAACAAAGCGATTAACATCAAACACCTTCATTCTGGAACTGCAAAAGACGGATACTTAGATGCTGGCGATCACATCTCCAGAGGTCAGAAAGGTAGAGTGAAAGCTAAGGTCGGAAAGCATCTGAAATGGGCGCGTAAATCTAAAACTTTAGGTAGATCCAGAAGTAGGAGAAGAGGTCTAACAACTATCGCTGAGATCGTCAATAATGTTTCATACATCGGCAAGATCATCAGCGTGGGAAATGTCAAAAAAGCAGTCCACGAGACAGGAAGAAACACGCTGAAATGGTATAAAAGAACCATGGCGGCAGAAGCTAAAAAGAAAAGACCACGATAAAAATCATGATAACAGAAACAGCAACCACAGCACTTGAATCCTACATCAACTCTAAAGGCTTAGAGCTTCCAATTTACACGCCGAGAGGGGTCGAGACAATGACTTATCCCTGCATCCAGATCGGCGACTCTAGCGCAGACGAGGACGAGGTCTTAGACGGCGTTTATGAAGTCAACATAGAAGTGGCTTATATCGCTACACCTAACGCTAACACGGACGCAGGAGACACCGAGGAAGAGATTACGGACAAGAGCTCAGAGGTCTATAATGTGCTATCTTGTGAGCAGATGATCAGCATCTTAAATATCCAGCCAGGCATAAAAGTTTTTGATGTCTTCATGGGTCAGTTGTCTAGTGAAGAGAGAGACGGTCGGAGCGCATCGGTTTACAGTATGGAGCTTGTATGTTGTGAGGTATAGAGAAAATATTGACAGTAAACAACGCTAGATTTGATCTTATAGCATGTCCGCTAAAGTTTACTCCACATCACGTTACGCCATTATAGCCGATTCAACCGCAACAGGCTTGAAACTCGCCAACCTTTCTTACGCCTCATCCGTTTCTGAAACGATGGGAGAAGACCACCTAGGGCAAGAGGACTCTCTCGCACTATACAACGACAAGACCGAAGTCTCTGCTGATGGCGTAGTCGCGGTATCTGCAACAGGCTTAGATATGGCACTAGCTGACATCATTGTTCTAGCTAACGACACGGACGGCTCACACGATCTTACACAAGACAAACTCTTCACAAGCGCAGATGCGAACGCTGGGACGATCATCACCAGCTTAGACCTTACACGCACCAACAAAGGATTTGAGACAGGCTCAATGTCTGGAACTTATAGACCGCTTATCGCGACTAATTCACCGACTACCTTGAGTTAAATTAACTCATCAACCACCTAAGAAAGCAGGATATGGTAAAGACACAAAGCAGGACATTTGATACAGGCGATATTAATTTTACCGCTTCAGCAATGAGCATGGGCTTTCCGTTAAACGACGGTAAACCCTGCTCAATAGTCCAGAGAGATAACGGCAAGAGCTACGCAAGATTTCACTTGCTCACTCTAAATATGGAAGGGTCAATTACTATGGACCAGCTCAGCTCTTGGTGGTCAAATCCTGACACCTGCACAGATCCAGCCTATGCTAAAATCATGCAGATGATCAAGGCGGGGATCAAAGCGGGCGGCTTGAAAGAGTCGGCTGATTGGCTTGATTTTATTATCGAGTATTTAATCAAGCAAGGAGTCATGATGCATCCAAAGAACATGGCAGACATTCCAGATTTCATTGAGAGATTAGGAGAAGGTCGCATCGAATCACAGCTTTGCTCTTTCGCTTATAACCGCAACCACGCTTTCAGCATTCTAAAAGAATCTAAGCGAGCGATCATGCTCACACACGGAAGCACGAACCACCTTAGACTAGATGAGCATCTTCCACAGTATCAAAAAAACGAACTTTTAGCCCGACTCAGAGGATAACTTTTACACTACGAAAATATGACACGAAAACAGACACTAGAAGGCTCATTCCTGTTCGCAGGATTCGAGGTCGCAGGGGTTCAGATCTTCCCACTATCAGCCAACAGACGGACGTTTCTACGGCTCATGGGAAATTCAATCTGTGACGGTTCAGGCGATGAATTAAGTGACACTGACGAGATAGCTGAATGCCTCATGGCTTGCACAATGACACCAGAACAACTTGGAAAGAATAGAGATAAGGACGTATGGCGTGAACAACTCGCTTGTTTCTCTATTAGCTCTCCCGATGGACTGATTGAACAGTTCGGTGATGAAATTTTAAACGAAGTCGAAAGGCTTAAACTCGCGGCAGTTGAAACGTTGGGAAAGGCGGAAGCTCAATAGCCTCACCATGCTCCTCTGCATCCATAGCTACCTCGGCGCACTCTCTCGGCTTAACAGTCAGAGAGGCATTGTGGGACTATCCATTGAGCGCAATCTTGCAGATGATGCACGCGCGGGGAATAGCGAATGGTGGAGATTTCGATTGGGTAGAAGCTGGCGAGCCGGACCAGGATTTATTAGATACGGTGGAAGAAATGTTTGCCGTGCCCGCAGAGGATTTATTGAGCAATTACTAACAACTAAAAACATAAAAAGATGATCGGCGAAGTGGTAAAATTAGGGTTTGACGGCTCAAAGGTGAATAGAGGTTTAAAGGGTGTTATGGGAGGCTTTAGAAAGCTGCGCGGCGGCATCGGCAGAGTAACGCGTCAAGTCGGCATCGGCGCGGCACGACACGCTGGGGCATCGATACTAGGCGCGGCGGTTAGAGTAGCGCGAGCTATTCCTGACGAGATCAAATCACTGTCTAATTTGAACCAGGAATTTCTAGCATTGAAGGAATCAACGGGAGCGACTACGGAAAACATGTTAGCTTTACGGCAAGCAATAGCTAAGACATCTAACATATCACCAGACGCGGCGAGCAAGACTATGAAGGAAATGGTTTCACGAATCGGTGAAGGGTCAGAATACGGATCAGCGGCATTTACTGGATTACAGAAAATGGGTTTATATTTCAAGGATTTAAAAGGACTAGCACCAGATAAGCAACTTGAAAAAATAGCGAAAGGCTATGTCAGATTGCGAGAGTCGCAAGGCATAGAGATCGCGAACGACTCAACAAAGGATATCTTCGGAGCGCGTCTAGGTTTAAGTTTAACGGCATTATTCACGCAGTTTGATGAGGCTATGGCAACCGCAAAGGAGGACACCAAATACATGGCGTTATTCATGAAAAAACTATCAGGTGAACTTGATTCTTTTGATGATATTGGCATCGCTTTAGCTAATAAATTGAGTGAGGCGGCACTTGGATTTGTGTCTGGACTAAGCGCGGCAGGGGTCAAGATGAAATCAATTTCTGAGTGGGTCAAATCAATCAAAATAGGCGAGTCATTCAGCGGTATTTCTGAGGTGATAGCGGCTAATATGAAGCAGATCCAATCTGACGGATTATGGGAATGGATCAAAGCCAAAATGTCCGACCTTGGTGACTATCTTTTAGGGAAATTAAAAGAAGTCTGGGAGTGGTTGAGCGGAAAAGTAGGTGAACTAGGTGATGATTTAGCGGGTAAAATATCAGAAGGTATTAAATCCGCGTTACCGTCTTGGCTATCAGGAAAGAAAAGCGGTGGGGAGACTCCAAGCTCAAGTAGTAACTCAGGTTCAGCGGCGGGAGGTGTTATGAATATTCTAAAAAACGTAATCAAGACTACAAGCGACCCAAAGACAGCAATGATTGAAGCGAACACATCAAGAACGAACCTCTTACTAGAGAGAATGAGCGATACAAATACAACACCAGTTTACACTTAACATGTCAGCAAAACTATTCATCCAACCCAATACACTAAAGCCGACTTCAGCGTTCACATACACGATCAGCGAGGGCGGAAACGCGACAGGATCACACGTTTTTAATTGCAGGTTTGTTGACTACGAGGGAGCGATAATCAGAGCAAAATTGCAAGAGGGAGTGGCTATCACTGAGCTTGATCCAAATATCCCTTCATCGCTCTGGTTTCTCAAGATTACAGGATACACGCCAGAGCATCAGAAAGGCGGCATTACACGCATCAGAGTCCAACTAAAAGGCTTCCAACAGCAGGATGGGGAAAGTAGTGGCATCACCGAGCGCAACACGACATACAGCTACAGGGGGTCATTATCTCAAGAGACGATTCTTAAGCACCCTAAATACCTAAGTGAAGTCATTGACCCTACCAACCAAAAAGCAATCTCAGCTCTGTGGTTCGGGAGCGGATTCGCTGAAGATAACACAGACACAGATTCAGGGATTACTGTCTATGAAAAAGTAGGGCAAGAGCAAATAGATATAATTACCCCAGCTAACGCTGTGAAGTGGGCAACAAAAGTGCTAAAAGGTGAACGTTACTACGATAAACCCCAGCTTGAATGGTCAATTAACCAGAGCAATGAAGGGGGCATGGAAGATTCAGACGTTAATGATTTTGGGCAGAAAGCCACACCAGACGGAAATCCACCAAAACCAGACTGGGCAGACGATTCATGGTGGATGTTTAGTGGATTAGGTGAGGAAAAAGACGATGACACCGCATCATTTTCAAGAACTTACACGCTGCGCCACGAACCATTTGACGCTGACCTTTACGACTATTAATCATGCCAAAACCAAGATACACAAGACCAGGAGACCCAAGTAATCGAGCCTCTGACAGGAATGATCTAGTCAGGGAGCTTGACCGCTTAGACAGGAAGATTACAGAGGGGCAGTTGTGGCAACATCCGCAGGGAGGTGGTGGTGTGGCGGAGTGCTACTCATTAAAGATTCTCAAAAAAAGACCAGCCTATATCCCCACACCTGATCCTTTGCCCACTATTACAGCGGGTGATTTTGAGGTATGGGTGAGGATAGGGGCGGTGAATGGCGTTGTCCCTACTAATAGGAATGATGCTTTCGTTGTAGATGCTGATGATAAGTATATTGCCCTTAAGGTAGAGCTTTCACAGAGTAGTAGAAATTTGGAAGTTACAGCGGTTACTATTGAGATCGAAACTGACCCCGCTACATTTCAGAATGGTGCGTGGGCAGACCAAGAGCTTAGCCAGACACTACCTACGCATGTTTACGTTTACCTTGGTCATATCCATAGAGAGTCTGGAGTGGTCACTGACTACGGCAAAGGTAGCGTGGATCTACAAGTAACGGTATCAGGGTTTTTCGGAGGAAATCTAACGACCAGTTTTACTAGGGAGATTCAAGAAAGGAGACTAGGCTAATGTCCTTTCCTTCTAAAACTGAATATTTATTAGGACGTTCTTTTGGGTTGTCGGCTGGAAGCAGGAAGAGGGTGAGTAGGGTAGCCGTAACGACTCCATTCTCGACCAGCGTATTGCCTAATTTCCCTGCTTTTAAAAATATTGCTGTCCACTCTGAGATTGATGGATTAGTGGCTGGATTTGATTGCGCAGGCGGATGGTTTACTACTAGTGTTTATACCGCTACAAATGAAAGGATAACTACATTCACGCCTCCAGTTGACCCTCCTTACATGAGTGTTAGACACACGCAGGACGATACATTCACTACAGTTATCACGCCTACTTTTGTGGGGAATTTATCCTTCAATGCGGTATCATCTGAATCTCTCACTAATGGTAGTGGGTTCACATTCACGGAGAGGTTTAACTCCTCTGGAACATTAACATCGTCATATAGGGTAGACACTACGATGGTGGATAATATAAGGACTAGAGTTTACACAAATTTCGTTTTGGGTGATACGCCCGATACAGTTGTAACCACCTTAGTAGATACTCGGGGGATATATTTATTTGGTGGGGATGCTGTGAGTAATACGGTAAAGCAATCAACATACACTACTGGAGGTAATAACTTAGTGAGGACCCAAACTTTATCTAACGAGTTTGATATTGATAGTCTCAAGGCTCTAATGTCCCCAGTGGATTTGTCGATAGGTAATGGTGACTATAATTTGCCTAACTACGGTTCTTACATGATCGAAGAGAAGAGAAAGGGAGTGGCTGTTTATAATATTTCTTCTGGTGTGGTAAGAACTCCCAAGCAGACTAATGATAACTACCAGACAGTCTATGAGTTTTCCGAGGCTGGAACGCCTGACAACTCAGAGCGACATGCAGATGTTGAAGCGTTTAAGGATTTGACTGAGTGGAACGCTGGATTAAATGTAGATTACACTACGACTAAGATTTCCCTCTCTCCTGGTGTAGGGAGAATGACTGATGGGACTAGGACAACAACTTTATCAACACCTATACCCGCAGAGAAGACATTTAGGGATGATTTAGGTGTTTGGCATCCAGATCATATTGACATTGATGATATACCTACGAAGGTTCAGAGTCTTTTTTCTGTGGGTTACGATGAAGGATCTTTAGAGGGGTTAGGATATGCTAAGATATTTGATGGGGGCTATGTTAACTCATCATTAGCGGAATTAGGTAGAGAGCGATTAGTGTGCTTGGATGGTATCGAAAGGAGAATAGAGTTTGTATTGTCTGGTATGGAAGGGAATAGCCACTACCGTTACTCTTATCACTCAAGCTATGGGTATGGAATTTCTGAGAGCTTCACTCTAGAGACTACTGACTTCGTAAGCCCTTGGTTAAATGCTAGGTCATCCACATACGAGTATAATCCTTATACCACCTACTTAACCGCTAGTGTATTTGCAAAAAACTCTGATAATGAGTGGGTTTCCGAAGGCATTATGCAGACTTGGGATGATTTATGTGATGCTAAATACTATGTTGAGGTAAAGAAGAGGGTAGGTTATAAATGGGGATTTAGGCCACTAGATATAAGTTCAGGGGCTTATTACATGGTCATGAACATCGTAGATAGTGGGAGCATTAGTGGAAGCCCTGACCCTGACGGATGCAAAGACACAGCTACAGTTACACACTCCTATAATGCCACAGCAACGTATGATGAAGAATCTGGATGGATAGATAGCGTGGTTAATTCTGGAGCAACTATTGCAGGTGGAGTCACCTCCCCAGTTCTTCGCAGGGATGATGTAATTGAAAATTCCCACCCTAGTAATACGATACAGTTGGCTGGCGAGATTTACGGATCAGTAGTTAAGACACCTACTAGTAGTGTGCAGACGTATAACGGAAGCGATGA